CAGTTTGGATGAGGTCGAGCGATTGCTTAGAGCGAACAAGGCTCATGTCAACCTCCCGAAGTGAAATATTAAGAACAGTCATACGACAATAATATAACAGTTATATAACTCCGTCAAGGATCAGATTCAGATAGTCGCGCTTCACCAAGAGTCAGGAGGAAAATCTTATGCAGATCAAAAAGTCAGGAATTGCCACCGCCTTCACCTTAGGGCTTGTGTCAGTATTTATTCTCACCATTTCATCCAACCCCACTCCGCAAACGGCCGTTGCCGGCGACGTCACACCCGATGTGTTCAACTATTTGCCGCTGGTCCTCAAGCCCGCATTGCCCACCGCCACGCCAACAGCCACCGTCGCCCCCACTGCCACAACACCCCCGGCCAACGTGCAAATCACCCTCATTGTCTACAACCCCGCCGGTGACGACGTCGCCGGTGAATACGTCCGCATCGAGAACAAAGGCGGCACAGCGGCCGTCATGACCGGCTGGACGTTAAGCGACAACGACGGCCGTGTCTACACCTTCCCCAGCTTCAGCCTGGCCCCAGGTGCGGCCGTGCTGGTCTGGACGAAAGGCGGGGCCAGCAACGCCAGCAACCTGTATTGGGGCCAGGCCCTGGCCGTGTGGACCAACACCGGCGATACGGCCTTCCTGCGCAACGGGGGCACGCTGGTGGATTCATGCAGCTATGGCGGCGGCGGGGTGCAGGCGAGTTGTTGATTTGTAACGGCCGTTTTACCATTGGCCAATGGAGACAGAGCAGATGGCAAAATCACCGCTTGATCTAAACACCCTTTTCTACGGTGATAACCTGGAAATTCTTCGTGAATACATCCCGGGCGAATCCGTCGATCTCATCTACCTGGATCCGCCGTTCAACTCCCAGCGCACCTACAACGTGCTGTTTAAGTACGAAAGCGGCGCAGAATCCGAGGCCCAGATTACCGCTTTCGACGACACCTGGCATTGGAATGCATCGGCCGAAGAGACCTACCACAGCCTGGTAACGGCCGCTCCGGACCGGGTGAGCCAGATGATCGCCGCCCTACGGCAGTTCATTGGCCCCAGCCAGATGCTTGCCTACCTGGTTATGATGGCGGCCCGGCTGGTAGAGCTGCACCGCGTACTGAAACCCACCGGCAGCCTCTACCTACATTGCGACCCGACGGCCAGTCATTACTTGAAGATTATTTTGGACTCGATTTTTGGGCCCGAACAATTTATTAACGAGATTGTTTGGAAGCGGACAACAACGCACAGCGACGCCAGAAGATGGTCTCCGGTTACAGACACAATCCTCTTCTACTCAAAAACCAATAGTTCTACCTGGAACCCTCAACACACCGCCCACGATGTTGAGTATGTCGCCACAAAGTATCGCCACAATGATGACGACGGGCGCGGCCCATACAGATTGGACAATATGACAAGCCCGAATCCCAGGCCGAACCTGATGTATAGTTGGAAAGGCCATGAGTCACCCCCAAAGGGATGGCGTTACTCCAAAGAAACAATGCAAAAACTGGACGAAGACGGGAGAATTTGGTACCCAGACAGTAAGAGCAAGAGAATCCAACTAAAGAGGTACCTGAGCGAGATGTCTGGGCGCATTGTTGATAACTTATGGCTGGACATATCCCCTATCAACTCACAAGCAACCGAACGGCTCGGCTACCCTACGCAAAAACCCCTTGAGCTTCTTGAACGAATCATCAAAGCCAGCTCCAACCCCGGCGACGTCATCCTCGATCCCTTCTGTGGCTGCGGCACCACCGTGGCGGCCGCGCAGAAGCTAAACCGGCGCTGGATTGGCATTGACATCACCCATCTGTCCATTGCCCTGATGAAGTACCGCCTTCAGCAAATGTTTCCCGATGCCCAATTCCAGATCGTGGGCGAGCCGCAATCGCTCCAGTCGGCCAGGCAGCTGGCCCAGGATGACCGCTTTCAGTTCGAGTGGTGGGCGCTGTCACTGGTTAAGGCCCGGCCGTCCGGCGGCGAGCAGGGCAGCAAGCAGGGCAAGAAGGGTGCAGACCGCGGCATCGATGGTGTCGTCACCTTCATCGACGATGCGACCGGCAAGCCTAAACGGATTCTGGTCCAGGTGAAGAGCGGCAAGGTGAGCAGCCGCGACATCCGCGATCTGGTGGGCACCGTGAAACGGGAATCGGCCGCAATGGGCTTCTTTCTTACTCTGGAGGCCCCAACCCGCGACATGACCACCGAGGCCGTTTCCGCTGGATTTTACGAATCGCCTGGCTGGAACCAGCGTTTCCCCAAAATCCAGATACTTACGATTGACGAGCTGCTGAAGGGGGTAGCGCCGCAAATGCCGCCCACAGGGATGACTTTCAAGCAGGCCCAACGGGTGAAGGAAGAAGGGCCCCAGCAGCAGCGGCTGTTTGATTAGAAAACGGCCGTCCGCTTGAGTTTGTGTCGAGAATCGCATATCATATTGTTAAGAAAATGTGATCTTTGGGGAGAAACTATGCACGAGACATTAAGGGATCAGTTCCACCACTACCTAGAGAACCAATCGGCTTATGTCAGAGAATATAATGGCAAAGTGATTGTTCTGAAAAACTTCGAGGTCATCGGTGTCTACCAGACCGAATTAGAAGCCATAACAAAAACCCAAGAGGCAGGTAACGAGCTGGGAACCTTCCTTGTTCAGAAGGTGACCCCTGGCTCGGGAGCTTACACAGTAAATATTGCTACGCCAAGCCTCATTCATGTCTAACGCGCACACTGAAACAAGAAGTTTCACCACAACCGCCAGAAGCGGCCTGCTTAATCGGCTAATCAATCGGGTATTTGTCTACCAGTCTATTGGGAGACTGGTGCCTCAGCTGCAAAACAGCCATGAGTTCAGTGCTCTGTGGGACACGGGGGCTACAAACTCGATGATAACCGGGCGTGTAGCCAGTCAGTGTGGCCTTACCCCAACCGGCTACACTCAGGTATCCACAGCTGGCGGTATGCTTGACGAAGCGCCAACTTTCTTGGTTGATATTTATCTACCTAACAGGGTTAGAATCGAAAACGTTAAAGTTGCCCAAGGCGAGTTGGGAGAAATCGATCTCTTGATTGGGATGGATATTATCTTACTGGGCGACTTTGCCGTCACCAACCTCGATGGCAAAACAGCCTTTTCTTTTCGGATGCCATCCATAGAGCGATTGGACTTTGCCACCCCAACTCAGTACATTAGGGCAACGCCAAAAATTGGCAGAAACAGCCCTTGTTATTGTGGCAGCGGGAAGAAATTCAAAAACTGCCACGGCAAAAAATAATAACGGCCGCACTCCCCCACCCCTTCCCCAACCTAACCAACCCCCAAACCCCGCCCCGGCGGGGTTTTTTGTTGCCAGTTTGCAGATTGGTTCTTGACAAGAGTTATATAACCGTTATATAATCCTTATATCGCTTACACAGGCACAAGGAGAACCAAATGGACAACTTAACCTCAGCCAAAATCGAAAGCATCACCCGCAAACGCGATGGCAACTGCGAAGCCTCCATTTTCACCGGCAGCGGTTTCCAACGTGTGGCCATCAACCTGGAACAGTACCAGACCATCCTTAACCGTCTATCCCGCTTCATCCTGCGCAGCGGCCCCAGCTACGTCGGCTTCGACATCTGCGCCCAACGCTAATAAACGCGAGAAGGCCGCTGCTGAGATTGGGAACTCAACAGCGGCCTTCTCAAATCATGAATTTCGCCACAGAGATTTTATCAATGAACCAAACAAACCACAACCCCCTACCCGCCAACACCCGCTACGCCAATCCAGATGAACAATGCTGGCTCTGCGGCCGCAACTTCGGCGGCCCCAATGGCGAGCCGGAAATCGTCCACCGCTACGGCGTCTGCTGGAACACAGCTGCCTGCCACGAAGCCCAGAAAAGAGCCTGTCCTGAGCTTGTCGAAGGAGCCGTTCCGCTCAGCGCCGAGTCCGTCATGGCCCGAGGCATCAAACGCACCGTCCACATCGACGACGTTTGGACCGCCACCTACCGCCGGCACAACAAGGCTAAATACGGCCGGCGGCGTTACCGTCGCAGCGACCGCCACAACCGGACCCGGCGCGCCGGGCAGGGGGTGCGCGCATGACTATCCTAATCCCGCCCGACATCTGCGGCGCAACGGCCGTTTTCCTCATGTTCTTAGCCCTTTGGGTGTTTATTACAAACACGAATAAGTACCGTTAGTTTGGAGGCAATCCGTGAACCAATTAGACCGAATCGAAACCATGCTCAAGGCCATTTTGGCCAGCGACAATCACGTCCACTGGGTGGGCAGCTATGCCCACGGCCGTGCATCCAGCGGCGATCCCTACATCGTTCTCTTCCCCAGCAGCGACAAGCTGGAACACCAGGTCTGCCGCGTGTACGAAAGCCAGTTCAAGAAGCTGCCGGCATTTGTCGATACGGCCGTTCCCGCCAGCATCAAACCCAGCAAAAAAGCACCCGGTAAAAACCAGGCCACACCCTGCCGTCATTTCCAGGTCATCACCTGTAACGGCCGCGAAACCCAGATGGGTGCCGAAAAGCGCTTCTTCGGTGTGCTGGCCATTAGCAGCCAAGCCGCCACTGTCCACGTGGACAGTAAGCAAGAGGCCGAAAAACGGCCGTCTACCCCACGGCAGCCCAAGCCGAAAAAGCAGCCGGCCATCCCGTCCAAAGACTGGAAAGCTGAAGCGGCCAGCTGCACCGACGCTTTCATGTTCGATACGGCCGTCGTCCAGCTGGAACCCTGGTACCAGGATGCGGCCGCCGTGACCCAGTTCCGCGAAGTCCTCTTTGGCGACTGGGAACCCGAAGCGGCCGCTGCCCTGGTCGATGGCCTGGTCGCTTACGCAGCTACGCGCAAAGGCGGCAAGAGTCACAACGCGGCCAAGAAAACGGCCGTTACCAAATACGAGAATCAGCTGGCGGCCGCGAAGGTTTAGCGGCCGCCGATAGTTGAGCAGCGGGCGCACGTGTACCACGACAGGTATCAGGAAGGGCGAGCGGCCGCTGCTCAGGAGGTTTCCTAAACAGGAATCCGGTACTAGCAAGAACGCATTTCAGAAGGCGTAAGGTTTAGCAAATATCACTTTTAGGAGAGCACACCATGACCACAGCAACCATGCTTGCCCAACCGCAAACGGCCGTATCCACCCGACGCGGCAGGCCAGATTACCTGGCCCTGGCCGCCGCCGAGCCAAACCGATGCACCGGCTGCAGCCTCCTCATCTTCACCGACCCGGCAGAAGCGGCCGTCTGCCAAATTCCCTACGTCATCACCGTTAACCACGCCATTGGCGAGCTGTGCATCGGCTGCGCCGGCGGCGACGAAAGTATGGACCGTTTATTAACCCTAGTAGAGCGCATCGAGGACGGCGAACCCATCGAGCGCAAGGAGATTCGTATGTCAGAAAATAATGGATTGTTTTTAAAAATGGAAGTGGGCGTTATGCCACCGTTGGGCAGTACCGCAGGCGGCGGCGAATCCAAGTACGTCCTGTTAGAAAAAGAGATCATGAAGCTGCCTATCGGTAAGGGCGGCGAGAGCGAGTGGGCCCGCTTCAAGATGGTCGATAGTAAAGCCGTAACCAACGCTGGCACCTGGCTGGCCAAACGCAAACGATCGGCCTACGAGCCGCAAGGCCACAGCCTCCGCCGCCGCACCGTGAAAAACGAAGACGGCACCGCCTGGCTGTATGTGCAGCGGTACACAATCGAAGAAAAATAACTCAGCCCCCAGCGCCACAACGCAAACGGCCGTCTCCGGGCATAGCAGCTAGAGACGGCCGTGGGCCACAAGGAGAACCATTTCACTCATGACCAACAACATTGTACCAAAGAATCAGAAAATAGAAATCACCCTTATTCGCGATGGTTACTTTTATCTCTACTCCCGCTACATCGATGGCAAGGCCGATCCGGTGGGCAAGGTCATCACTCGCGAGCGTGCCCTGGAGATTTACAAGAATAACCAGGACGGCACGGTGGTGCATCGCCATGGCTGGGTAGACTTCGGTGAAAAGCAGCCTTGCAACTGGGATTGGACGGTGCAGCCCGCTGCCGAGCCAGACCTGGAGGAAACGGCCGTATGAACCCGATAACCCCCATCCTCCTTGCCCTGGTAACGGGCGTGCTGCTCATCTTGCTCGGCTACTGGCTGCACGGCCGTCTCGATCAGGCCGCGTCGCCACTGGCTGCACCAACGGCCGTTGGCGTTCCGGGAACGCAGTCCACCTGGTTCAGCCGCGCCGAGGCTGTCGAGCAGCTGCGCGCCCTGCGTGATGAGCTGGAAACCGGCGGTGAATTCGGCAAAGCGCAGGCACTGCTGCTGTTTGACTGCTGCGCCTTTTTGGGATTTGATGAAGGCGAAGTTCAAGCGGTGATCGGCGCGGCCTGGTTTGATGCCATCGAGGAACCGGCCGATCTGGATTTGGAAGAAGAGAACTGACGCAGCTCGACGTGAGCTCGCCGACACGGTACAATAACGCTTCCCCAGCTCCCCCCAAACGACTGGCGACCAGAAAAAGCAGATCAAGCGATCTGCTTTTTCGTTTTTAATTTTGTGATAAAATCATACATGGTCCCAAGTCGATACGAAGTCTCCGCTTATGACGATCTAAACGACCCCCGCGCCCGCCGTCTCTACGACTGGCTCATTCGCTACCACCAGCAAAACAGCGGCCGTCGCGCCAGCCATCGCGAAATGATGGCCGCTCTAGATCTGTCTAAAGAACCCCTCCTCGATCTACTCAACAGCCTGTCCAGTGCCGGCCTGTTTGAGATCGAAGCAGACGCCCAGGGCAAGGCCCGGTCCTACACCTTACCCGGCGAACGGTGGAGCCACCCCCATTTGACCACATTAGAATCTCGCAAAGCGTTCTATGCCGGCACGCTGTTTGACGCTGCCAACTGATCCGTGCTGCCTTTGCTAACTCTACCAAATAGACCATATGGTCTGGACTGCCAGTGTAAAATAGGTATAAGATGGTATTGAAACTGTACCAAAGCTCACCCAGCAAAGCGCAGGAGAGCCGCTCTCCCAGTGAAACGGGTGAGCCGCTCTCCCAGTAGGATGAGCTGTTAGCAGCCAGGCATAGGAACAATGCAGACCATAACGAGCCGAATAATCCCCATCGACCGCATCCAGCCGCACCCGGCAAACAACACGTATCATCCTGACGCGCAAATTGAGAAATTGCGCCAGGCGCTGCGCACCTTCAGCTACGTGCGCACGGCCGTCGTCCAAGCCCCAACCGACCCCACCGATCCCCACCTCCTCGTGGCAGGGGAGGGCATCGTGGCGGCCGCCCGCCTGGAAAAATACACCGAACTGGAATGCCGCGTCATCCCCGCCAGCTGGCCACCGGAAAAGGTTCTGGCCTACCTGGTGGCCGACAATGAGCTGGCCCGGCAGTCGGAGCTCGACGACGGCAAAACGGCCGCCATCCTGGCCCAGCTGCACGCGGCCGATCGCGAATTAGTCGAGGTGACCGGCCTCAGTGATACGGCCGTCGCCAGCCTCATCAAAGCGACTCATCCAAGCAAGGAAACCAACGGCCGTGGCCAACAAAAAGAAATGGCCGGTATCATCACCAAAGCCCGGCCGTCCGGCGCGGCCGACATGCAGGAGAAGTGGCAGGTGCAGCCCGGCGATCTGTGGCAGCTCAGCTACCATCGCCTCATCTGCGGCGATTCGACCGATACGGCCGTTATCGATCAACTCCTCGTTGGCGAAGAAGCCGACGTGCTGCTGGCCGATACCCCTTACGGCAAACTCAAGCTCTTTTACGGTGAAGATGGCACCATCGGCAACGGCCGTGGCCGTGTCCTGGAAGAGCACGGCGCCACCCGCTCCGTGCCGGCCGTGGCTTACGGTGAATACGAAGGCCACGAAGATTTTGACCTGACGCAGCTGCTGGATGCTGTAAACGGCCGTTACGACAGCGCGATCATCTGGGGCGGCAATTACTTCACCGACGTGCTGCCGGTGACCGGCAGCTGGCTGGTGTGGGACAAGCGGGCCTCGGACAAGTCGCAAAACCTCTTCTATGCCGACTGCGAGCTGGCCTGGTCCAATCTGGGCATCACGGCCAAGGTATTCCGCTACATCTGGCAGGGCATGATCCGCGAAGGTAAGCAGGAGCCGCGCCTGGTGCCGACCCAAAAGCCGGTGCCGCTGTATGAATGGTGCATCGGTCTATGTCCGAAGGAAGCGGCCGTTTACCTCGATCCCACCGCCGGCAGCGGCGCGTCGTTGCTGGCCTGCCAGAATTTAGGCAAGCGAATGCTGGCGGCCGACATCTCACCGGTCCACTGTGCTGTTGTCCTGGAGCGTTGGTCGCAGCTGACCGGCCTCACTCCGGAGCGCCTCTCATGACCGGCCTCACCCTGCCTGATGTCGTCACCATCGACAAAGACGACAAAGACGCCTTCGCCGCCTACCAAACGGCCGTTTCCCAGGAGCTGCAAAAGCTGGCCGGGCTGAGCGTCTACCAGAAACGGCGCAACACCATCTGGCACCTGGCGTGGGCGGCCGTTACGCCACAGATCTCCCAGAACGACATTTTCAGGCGTCCGGACTGCGTTTCTAAGTCCATCTACATGGGTAAGTGGAAGGATCAGGCAGAATTTACGGCCGTCCTAGAACGGGTCACAAACCTGACTCGCCAATACGTTGAAGGTAGGGAAGCCCGGGCGCTGGAACGGCGGCGCGCCCGGCTGCGCGACCTGGAGGAGGATTTGGCACTGCGCCTCATCGAGAAGGCCGGCAACATGCTCAACTTCCCCCTGCAAACCGCCTTTACCAGCACAGAGGAAGAAGAAGACGAAGACGGCCGGCAAATCATTCACACCACCATCATTCAGCCATCGGATAAGTGGCGGCAGCGTGACGCCGCTTACATTGCCGACAAAGCCAGCACAATCGGCCGTCGGGCGCTGGAGATGACCAAGGATAAGCAGAGTATCGAGCTGGATGTGGCCGAGCTCACCGACGAGGAACTGGATGCACTCGCCAGCAACTTATAACCTCTCCCCTGGCCAGCGCGAGCAGCTGCGCCTGAAAGTGCAGGTCGAGCGCGAGCGACGACGGCGCGCCCGCGAACGACGCCGGGCGGCCGAACGGCAGCAGACGGCCGAGAATAAAATCCTGAGCCACCCTATCCAGTGGATTCACAAACATTTTTGGATTCCGGAGCTGGCCGGCCCTATCCAGCTGCACCCCTACCAGGTGGCCGTGCTGCGTGAGGCGCTGCGCCGTGATGAGGACGGCCGTTTCGTCTACAACATTGTGGTGTGGAGCGACGTCAAAAAAAGTGCCAAGAGCTCCATTGCTGCGGCCGTGGCCCTGCACCGCGCCCACAGCGTCGAATGGGGCAGCATTAAGATTGTGGCCAACGACCTGAAGCAAGCGGCCAGCCGCGTCTCCATGTATCTGCGCCGGGCTGTCGAGCTCAATCCAGAGATGCGCAATATCAAGACGCGCGGCTATACCACCACCCTGCCCAACCGCACGATCATCGAGGCCATACCTATCGACCCCGGTGGTGAAGCGGGCGGCAACGATGACATGATCATCTTCTCCGAGCTGTGGGCCGCCAGGCATAAAGCAATGGTACAGATGTGGACGGAGATGACGCTGTCACCGCTGAAGTTCGGCTACTCGCAGCGCTGGATTGAAACCTACGCCGGTTACAGCGGCGAGTCGCCCATCCTGGAGCCGCTGTATTATCGCGGCGTCGATGAAGGCGACCGACTGGACTTGAGCTTCACTGATGACGGCGATGGGGACATCGCTGGCCGATTCCATGACCTGAGCGACCTGGAAGTGTATTCAAATGGCGGCCTGCTGTGCCTATGGAATACACGGCCGCGGCTGCCCTGGCAAACAGATGTTTATTACAAAGCTGAAGCGGCTGACCTGACGCCGGATGAATTCCAACGGATCCACCGTAACCAGTGGATCAGCTCCACCAGCAAGTTTGTGCCCGACGGCTGGTGGGAAGCGTGCCAGGGCGAGCTGCCGGCATTTACCAAACACACGCCCACGATACTGGCCATCGATGCCGGCGTCAGTGGCGACTGCTTTGCTTTGGTGGCCAGTGTCAACCGCAAGCGCCACAGCTACATTCGGGCCAGCCACAAATGGCAGCCGCCTAAGAACGGCAAAATCGACTTTCTGGGCACGGCCGAAAATCCCGGCCCGGAGCGCCAGATCGTCAAGCTGTGCTGGCAGTGGAATATCACCCAGCTGCGCTATGACCCCTACCAGCTGCACGACATGGCCACCCGCCTGGCGTCCGGCGTGCCCATCGATGCCCAGGGCAATATCGTCGAGCGCAGTGCGGCCGTGCGGATCCTGAAAATAAACTGTGTGGAGTTCACCCAGGGGCAGCCCCGGCCGCGCGCTGACAAGCAGCTCTATGACAAGATTCGCGAGCAGCGCCTGACCCACAATGGCGATGCTGACCTGGCAGCCCACGTGAGCAACGCCAACCAGAAAATAGACCCCGACGATAGCCGCCTGCGCATTGTCAAGCGCACGCAGCATTTGAAAATCGACCTGGCCGTCGCCGGGTCAATGGCCACCTACGAGCCGGATATTGAACGGGTGCCGCAGACGCCGCAAGCGTCTCACACCCACGTGATCACTTCATGAGGTAAAGATTATGGCAGAATTCAACAAATGGACCGCCAAAGAAGCGGCCGAAGCCATCCCCGATCAAAACGCCGAATGGCTCAAAATGAACCTGGCTTTTGCCGATGGTGATCACTGGCAAAGCGGCCGTGCCTGGATTGGCCCGATGCTGGCCGATGGCAGCGAAGGCCAGCAAATCATGATGGGCAATGTCGAGAACACCTTTGTGCCGCAAAACGCCATCGGTGAGCTGGTCGGCCGTCACGTGGCCGGCGTCATTGGCGAGAATCCGCAAAAGAGCAAAGAGCTGGTTCGGCCGCTTACGTTCGGTGCGAACACCGAAGACGACGAACCCACCACCGCAGAAGCGGAGCTGCTGGCCGAAGCCGGTGCGCTGTTGTCGAGCTGGTGGAACGGCCGTCATGGGGTATTGACCAGAAACGGCCGTGTCAGCCGCGTCTCGCCCCAGGAAGTTTTCCAGGAGGCCACCCGAACGATGCTGCTCACCCAGCGCGGGCCGCTGCGCCTCATTATCCCGGCAAACCTGCTGAGCGTTGATGAAGACGGCCGTTCGCGGATAGACGGCACCGGTCAGCCCCTCGCCGACGTGCTGACCAAAATCCATATCCAGCATCCCCGGGCCACTCAGGCCACAGTAGCCACCGATGGCGGGTCTATGGACCAGGCCGGTGTTTACACCTACAAGAAAGATGAGCAGGTCGCGGCCGAAATCTGTTTTGTCGATGAGGACGGCAACACCGTTATCCGTCTGGTGCAGGCCGATGTCAAAGAGGCCGTGGATTATCCGCTGAAGCTGGGCGGCCGTTTGACTATGTTTGAGATGGAACGGCCGTTGTTCATCGACGAGACCAAACGCCGCCTACAAAGGTCCCTCAACCTGGCGCGGACCAGTGAGAGCCGCAATATTGTCGATGGCGGCTTCCTGGAGCGGCTGTACCTCAATACCCAAATGCCGGGGGAATGGTCTGAAGACGCGAGCGAACCAGGCGGCATGAAGTTCACCCCGAGCAAGGTTAACCTCGGTCCCAACACGGCCAACTTTATGACCGGCACGCCTATCTGGGATGAGGAAACGGGACAGATTAAGGGCTACGCCACGCCCCAGGTGGTGTATCGCAACCCCACACCAGCCGACGTGTTTGTCGCCACGGCCGCAGACATCTACACCGCCCTGCTGCACGAAGCCAGCCAGCTGCACGTGCTGGCTCAAGGCGGCGGCAGCGAAATCAGCGGCGAATTCATCGTGCAGGCCCGCGCCGATTTCGAGACCAGCCTGAAACAAACCAAATCGGCCCTGGACGCCGCACTGACCTGGTGTTTTGATACCGTGCTCACCCTGGCGGCCGCTATCGCCGGCGACCCCACCCACTTTGACGCGCTGAAGATCAGCGGGTCGGCCATCATCAACAGCGGCCCGCTGTCCATTGGCGAGCGGCAGGCGATCATTTCAGCCTACGAAAAAGGGCTGCTGTCGAAAGAAACGGCCGTGCGCATGTTGGGCGCGGAAAACGTCAGCGCCGAGCTGGAGCGCATCGAGGGCGAAGAGTCGGCCAGGCTAAACACGCTGAAGCTTCAGGCGGAGATTCTGGAGATTCTGGGCCGGGCGGCCGTGGCCTTGCCCGCGGCCGTGCAGACGGTGCAGGACGGGGAGATTAGCGACGCCACGATTCGGGGCGATTTTGTGATCGGGGGTGATGACGAATGACGCGCCACGAGGGACATGAAACAGTCATATGCAGCAAGTGTGACCGAGTAATTGAGCAGTGCAGTTGCCCGGCAGATGCAGATAAGCTAAATCGGTATATCATTTGCGACGATTGCCAAAAAGAGGTCACGCAACTCGACCTGGTGAGCCGGGCGGCCGAGGTTGCGGCCGCGTCATTGCTCGATTTAGTCAGCGTGATCGAGCAGCATTTTGTGAAGCCTAAAGCGTCCGTTAAGGAAAACGAGAATGCCCGCGATTAAATGGACGGCCGAACAGCTGGCAGCATTGGCGGCCGTTTCTTCCTTGGAGTATCAAGAGGCGGTGGTAGTCTGGCAGCGCTACGCCCCGCGCCAGGCGCGCACGGCCCTGGCCGGTGCCAGCGGCGATCCCATCTCCCGCCGCGTCCTGGACCAGGTGCTGACGGCCGTGGGTCAGGTCATGGCCGGTCTGGCCGTTGGCGCGCAAACATCGGCGGTGCAGCTGGAAGATTGGCAGCTGCAAATGGCCGACATCGTGCGCTTTGTCCATCTGGCTGGCGGCGGCGCGGCCGTGGGCGGTATCAACGCCCTGACGGTGGCCGATGTGGGCCAGGTGCAGACAGCGCGGCGGTTTCACCTGGACAAGCTGCAAACATTGGCGACGGGCCTGGCTGCCGGTGATGTTTTGCTGGACGGCCGTTTCCTGCGCCGCTCGCAGATGTATGGTGATGCCGGCCGTGGCACCTTTTACGATGTGGCCGAAAGCAGCTTTGCCCGGCGCGGCTTTGAGACTGTGCGCAGCATTCGCAGCGCCCGCGACAGCTGCCGAGAATGTATCGATTTCGATAAACGGGAATTTTTCATCGGCGACCCGGCGTACAAGAAGCCCGGTCAGCGCATTTGCCTGGTGAACTGCCTGTGCTATGAAGAATATTTCAACAGCGAAACGGCCGAGAGGAGGCTGGTGTGAACCAACTACCCACCACTATCCGCATTGGCGGCATTGATTACACCGTCGTCGAGCGCAAAGATTTGCGCGACGGCAACACCGGCCTGAACGGCCACATCCTTTACAACGACTGTGAGATTCGCGTCGAGGTAGATATGGCACCGCATGTTAAATGGGTGACGGTGTGGCACGAGGCGCTGCACGGCCTCCTGGAGCACGCGGGCATGGGCGACCATAAGGAAAGGCTGGTCATTGCCCTGGGTTACGGGGTGACCCAGGCGCTGCGTGATAATCCGTGGCTGCGCCAGCCACCGGCGGCCGACGAGGTGAGTGCAGATGAGTGAGCCAACGCCGGTCTACAACGGCCGTTTCCCGGCCAGCGCCAAACAGCGCCGTCCTGCCCCGCTGCCCGCCAAAGCGCATAAATTGGCGCTGCGCGTGTTACAATTGGCCAAAGAACCGGGAGAATACCAGTTCACTTTGATTGTAGATGAAAACGGCCGTTGGCAGCTCAAGCCACCGGCGGCCGTCGAGGAGTTAGGGTTGTGAGTGCTCAGGCAGGATACAATTTGCAAATTAGCGTCAATGGTATCGACATCGGCAAGGAAACAAACTCATTTTGGCGTCGAGCAAACAGGGCAAAACGGCGAATGTCTGAATATGCTGCACGATACAATCACGGCCGGGCGAAGAAGGTGTCGTTCAAACGGCCGTCGCCGCGACTGAGCAAAGAGACGCTGAACAACGTGGCCTACGCGGCTTTTGAGGAGTAGATCATGGCAATGCAAGGTTTCACAAACATACCGCCTGAGCAACGGCCGTTGCTGGTCTGGAATGGTCAGCCGGTGCGGGCGCTAGCATTAGAATGGAACGCGGATATCGAGGATGGCCCCCACTCATCTTATGCCGTACGTTATCGGGTCGCGGAAAAAACATGGGCATATATCGATCTCTTCGGCAGGCGTCATAGTCTGGTTGGAGATATGATCGCTTCCCGGCGACGCAGCGGCCGCAGGTTACTTGAAGTCAGCGGGATGGCCGTGCAAAAACGGCCGTAATTGACACATTAAGACAACTGTTCTAAGATACATAACTAAATAAGCCCCCGGCCCTGGCCACCATACCAGGGCGGCGCGGCGTGAAACCTTTAGAGACACGGCGCTGAAAGCGAGTAGGACTTGCTTTCAGCGCCGTTTTGTTTTTCCGGCAAGGTGCCAACCCCTAAGCGTTCAGGGAACGCAGGAGACAACCGTATGTTATTTGCTCACAAATTTACTCACTTCCCCTACCCCATGACCGCCGACGGTAGCGAGGGTGGCGGTACGACAACGGCCAGCGGTGGCGGCGATTTAGAACAGCGCCTCCTCGACGCCTTCTCTTCCATTGCCAACAAGCAAGGTGGAGCAGACGCGGCCGGGGTGCTGCTGCTGCAAGAGAACAAAGCCTACCGCCAGGAGATCAACAAGCTCAAGGCGGACCTGGCGGCCGTACAGGGCAAGGTGCCCGGTGACGGCGCGGTTGTTCTCGATGGCGAACAAACGGCCGCATGGCAGGCGTATCAGGCACTGGGCAAGCCCGATGAGCTGAAGCAGCTCCGGGGCGAGTACACCCAGCTCCAGCGCAACCAGCTCTTCCAGCAAGCGGCCGCGGCTCACGGCTACAAAGCGGCCGTGCTGGGGCAGCTGCCCGGCGCGGGCGAGCTATCCATTGAGGTGAGGGAAGTTGAGCAGGACGGGAAAAAGAACCAGGTTGCTTTTGTCAAAAACGGCGATGGTCAGGAACGGCCGTTACCCGACTATGTCAAAGAAACCTGGGGAGACTTTTTGCCGGCCTTAACCGCTGAGCAAAAAGGCGGCCAGCAGGCGTCAGGGACGCCGTGGCCCAAACAGGATGTGAGCAGCCAGGGTGCTGACACGTCAGTTACGAATTCGTACTTAGAGCGGCAGCGCAAGGCGCACGAAAGCCGCAAGAATCCGATTACAGGAGAATGATATGTCACGCACAACTTACTACGATGAGGCTCTGCCCTTCGTAGCCAATGAGCATAGCCTCGTGCGCGGTACCGGTCGGCAAATTGATTGGGTACTGGTCCCCGCCTCCTTTGGCGGTGATGCCGTTCTGGTCAAACTTTCGGCCAACGCTGCGGCCGACGCCACGAGTATTTCTGTAGACGCGCTGTCTGGCGCGATTCCGGCCGGTACGCTGCTGCACTTTGGTGAATCCAAAGAGTTTGCCCGGGTAACGGCCGCGGCCGCTGCGGCCGCCACATCCATCACGGTTGAGGCCCTGCCGGCAGCCATTGAAGACAATGACGAGGCGTATTACTGGCCGGGCAACGAAGCCAAGCGGATCCCCGCCGGCACCGTCATGGCCAAGCTGTCCAGCGGCAAGGTTATCCCTCGCTCGGCCGTTACCGGCTCCGAAACATCCACCAGTTTGCTGGAATCTACCGCCATCGACGACGGTATGGCCGACGTCGGCCACGGCCAGATTGTCGGCGGTGTCATCTTTGAAAACCTGCTGCCCGATTGGGACGGCGGCTCGTCTGGCAACTGGACCGACACCTACAAAGACGAACTTGTCGCCGCCGGTGTTGGCACTGGCTGGGTATGGGAAACCTACTCAGATTCCACGTCATAGGCAACGGCCGTTGGCGCTTAGTCGCCAGGCTTAGCTCTCAGAACTAAGGTAGGTAACCATGTTTAATTTTTCCTTTGAAGATGTTCTAAATGACCTGGGGTCTGGTGACATGTTCAGCGTGGCCAATGAGCCGCGCCCCATGTCGGACTATCTCTGGTCCAACTTTCTACCCGTCATGACCAGCACCGACTATGCGGCCGAGAGCGGCACGATGACCGTGCGGGCAACGATGGCCGGGGCGGTGGGTATGGATTCACCCTACCCCCCGGTCGGCCTGGTGCAGGCGTCCAAGTTTGCGGAGAAGGCGCTCAAAATCGGGGCCTATTCCAAGCTGACTGAAGACAACCTGCGCAAGATTCAGGGCATCCTGGTCAATCTCGCCCTCAATGGCGGCAACGGCAAAGAGTTCCTGGCCAATGAGGTGCTGCGCTTCATTGACAAGGTGATCGCCCAGTCCATGTATGACCGCATGGAGTGGCTGCGGGCCCAGGCCCTGGTGACGGGGGCGATCAGCTGGACATTCAACGGCATTGCCTGGAGCGTCAGCTACGGCGTGCCGTCAGCCAATATCCTGAGCCAGCGCACCAGCACGGCCGCCTGGGATGAGTCCGCCTCCGCTTTCTGGGCTGACATCAACCTGCTGTACCAGGCGCTGCGCTACAACGTTGCGGCCTTTGTGGTGCATCCGGACACGCTGCTGGCCATCGTTTCCAACAGCGTCAACAACATCGAAATCACCAGCCAGGACGCATTTGCCGCCGGCGGCAGCCGGACCACCATTCGCCGCTTGCTGGGCAACAACGAACGGCCGTCGAGCGATTTCCGCGAGCAGGTAACGCTCATCAGCTACGGTGATGAAGCCGAGATTTACGACACGGCCAATCCCGGCCAAACAACGAAGGTGCCGTTCATGGCCCAGAAAAAGCTCGTGGCCATTGGCCGGCCGTCACGGCGCGGCTACGTGGTGGGCGAAGGCTCCACCGAAGACCCCACCAGCGACCTGGCCCTGGGTTACACCCACGTCGGCCCCACCGTTGAGGGTGGGCGGCCTGGCGTTTGGGTACAGGCATACACGCCGGAACAGCTGCCTATGCAGCTGCACGGCCGTGGCGCGGCTAACGTAATCCCGGTTTTGGAGAATCCCGAATTGGTGGCAATTGCGAGTTCTGAGATCGGAGGCAGCTAATGGCCAATGACGAACCTACCACTGAGACCGTTTTCGTCTCTCTGGATTGGACGCACGGGGTCAATGTAGACGGCCGTACCGTTTACTTTGGCCCCGGCGAGCGCGTCCCGGTGCCGACGGCCGTGGCTGAAGCCAAAGGCTGGAAGCTGCGTAGCCAGGCTGATGAGGTTCGCGCGCAAACGGTAGGTGAAATAGCCTCAGAGTTTAGAGCTAAAACACCAACCAGCACTGACGTGACCTCTCTTGCTGGCGTCCCCCACCTGGTGGACGCCTTGGAGATTGCCGGATTTGTTACGGCCGTTTCCATCCGCGACGCCACTGAAGCCGACCTGACGGCCGTTTCCGGCATTGGCGAGGCTACGGCCGCCAAGCTAAGAACGGCCGCCGAGGAGCTGCTGAGTTAATGGCCGCCCAGCCCTTCACCACCGAACTGGCCCTGGCCAAGTACATGCACGACCTGCTGAGCCAGGGCAATCTGGCCGGCCAGCTTAACCTCGATCCAGATCTGGGTCATTACGGCGAGCCGGTGGACGAAGCGCTGCTGGCCGTCGGCGTCAGCGACGTGGCCACCGTCACCGGCACCCAGGGCCTGCGCCAGCTGCGTGCGGCCGCCCGGGTTGAGCTGTGGCGCATGGTGATGGGGCGTACGGCCGGCAAACACCAGCGCGGCCTGGGCGATACCGCCCGCAGCGAACACCAAATTTTCGATCATGCCAAAGAGATGTTTGGCCAGGCGATGAAGGACGCGCGGCGGTTGGGCATTGCCAGCTACCGGGTGACTGAAGCGCCCCAGGGCAGCAGCAAAATCGACTACGCCCAAGGCTACTACGGAGGCCGCTCCAATGGCTGATGTGACCCCAACGGCCGCGTCGGTTTCCGGCGTGGCAATGACCCTGTATGCCGCGGCCGATCCGCTCACGGTCAGCAACAACGGCCGTGTGCGCCTGATCGCCATCAATACCAGCGGCGCCGAACGCACCTTCGACATCGTCACCGAGGCCGTCGAAGAAAGCGACCTGGCCATTGCCGACCGGCCGATCACGATTCCCGACTCGCAGGAGTTCACCCAGCTGGGCACCTACGCCACACAGCTCTACAACGACGGGGCCAATGAAATCACGCTGCAAAATTTCAATGACATTTCCGGCCTGTCGTTTCTGGCCCTGCAAACCTGATGATTAAGACCGAGATTGACCTCATCAACCTCACCACGGTGCAGCATGAACTGAACCAGATGTTTGCCCAGCTGGACGCCGACGAGCTCGGCCGTGTCTACCACGAAGGCGCTTATGGACCATCCGGCCAGCGGTACGAAGCATTGGTGCAGAAAGAAGGTCAGCAGGCGGCCGTCCATCAGGGCTACTGGCACACCGATCAGGACGTGGTGGACCAGCGCCAGGCCGACGTGCGCGACATCTTTGCCGAGCTGGTGAGCAGTATCGCCACCGGCCGCCGGGTCAGCGTGCGCCAGGCGACGGCTGAGGCGCTGCGGCTGGTCTATGACGATTTGCGCAAATACCCGCCGGCGCGCGCGGGCAGCACCTACGCGCGCACCGGCGAGTTGGGCCGCGGCTGGCGCTGGGCGGTGACATGAGTCGAGAAACTGTGCTAACGGCCGTGCGTGATCTCATCCTGAACTGGTCGCCTGCTGCGTCCAACTTGACGCAGCTCACCCGTGGCTACGCCTACCCGTACGACCAGGTGCCCGATCCACTGCCGGAATTTCCGGTGCTGCTGGTGGAACGCAATCGGGCAAAGTCGGCCTTTTCCAATGCCGTGGGCAGCGCGCCCGCTGGCGGAGTTTGCCGCGAGGAGCTGCTGCCCATTCGGGTAGATGTGGCCTGGCAGGTGTGGGACCAGGACAAGCCCAACGTCAACCGCACGGCCGAACTGGCCGTGCTGGCCTGGGAAGATGAGCTGCACGCCCTCTTTGCCGCCAACCCCAAGATTGGCGGGGCGGTGGTGAAGCTGGGTGAGATTGGTGCGCCGCGCCGGGTGGAAAGCAAGGTTGGCTTGCGCTTCTGGTTTGATGAGGAGCTGCTGGTAGCGGCCGCTTTTATAGATGCACTTTATGAGGTGACAGTGTGAGATACAAGGTCAAAGTGCCCATCGGCAAAAAAGTGAAAGGACCTGGTTACAAGGTTGGCGAGGTTGTCAACGACGGCGATCTGCCTGCTGAAACAATTGAAAAATTTGTCGGTTGGGGGTTTCTGGCCCCGATTCCCGACAAGAAACCGGCCGCGAAGAAAACGGCCGTAAAAGACGAGGTGGATAATGGGTAAATTTACCGGCGCGTTGGCGTCATTCAAGCTGGACAGTGCCGAATATTTTTGCTTGCAAACTTATAACTGGTCCGGCTCCATTCAGGAGGCCGTTAGCCGCTGCTCTGGCGCATCCGGAGCGGCCACTTACCGTGATGCCGGGGCGGAGGAGGATACCTTTACCTTCGATATTCCGCTAGAGGAGGGGGCGACCGGCGTGACAATCATCTCGGCGCTAAAGCGCGGCTCATCGGGCGCGTTCGAGTTTCATCCAGAGGATGAGCAGACCGGCTTTCTGGAATTCTCGGCCGCGAACGCCCTTGTGACGCAATCTAGTTTGGCCGGCGGCGTTGATGAGCATGGCGTACTGAGCATCACCATCGGCATCGATGGCGTTTTGGCCATCCAGGGAGTCAGTGCTTAATGGCGACTAAAACCAAGGCGCGAGCTAACGGCACGCCGTTAGAAACTGAACTCCACCCCTGGCAGCAGGAATTCACCATCAAGGCGGATCTGCGCGAAAAGGACGTGGTAGCCCTTGAGCGGGCAGCGGCCGCTATCCCGCACATCATCCTGTCGGCCACCAACAGCTACAACGAGGCGTACCTGTGCGCCGCCATCGAAGCCGGTTGGATCGAAGCGCCCGAAACGCGCTTTGAAGAGGTGGTGAGCAAGGGTGAGAACGGCCGTAAAACGACCACCAAACGCTACACCTACGGCGGCAAAGAGGTGGGCGACCTGCACCCCGGCGCGGTGCGCTGGCTGGGGCAGGAGGTGATCGCGAGATACAACGAGGCCATCTCTGTCCCTTTAGCCTTATAGTCGCTGCGGCGAAAGCGGGCGACAACGAAGGCGAGCCGCCAGACGAGCTGCTGCTGGCCTGGCGGGTGCAGCGCTGGGGCGATCCCTGGAATGTGGGCTGGATGGAGTGGCCCGCCGGGATGCGGCAGCGGCTGGACACGGCGCTCAACGTCTATAACCTGCTGGATGCAGCGCAGGCGTTCCCGGCCGGAGGGGCGGCGAAGTGGGCAACGGCCCATCCGGGTGCCTGGAAATCCTTGCAAAACATCGTGAAGCTGGTCCGAGAATTCGACAATGACAACCCCGATTGATGTAATTTTAAGATTTATCAAAACCGGTCAGGGGGATGACCAGGCTATCAAGGCGCTTAAGGACCTGGAACGCGGCACGGATGGCGCGGCGAAGGGTATAAAAAGCGTTGATACTCAGAGCCGAAATGCCAGCCAAAGCAGCCAGAGCCTGGCAAAATCTTGGCTAAAGGTCGCAGCCGGGGCAACGGCCGTTATCGCCGTCGGTAAGCAGGTAGTCGATTTCCAAAAAGAAAACATCCGCCTGGCCGGGATTCAGGAGGATGCCGAGACACAGCTTGCCCAAACGATTAAATCAACCGGCGCGGCCGCCGGACTGACCGCCACAGAATTAAAACAAATGGCCTCTGGCTTGCAAGGCGTCACCAAATTTGGCGACGAGGCTACTATCCAGGGTCAATCCCTCCTCCTTACCTTCACCAGTATTGGCAAAGACGTATTCCCGAGAGCCACCGAAACTATGCTGGATATGTCCCAGGCGCTGGGCCAGGACATGAAATCTAGTGCCATCCAGCTGGGTAAGGCGCTAAATGATCCCATCAACGGCGTTAGCGCCTTGCAGCGCGTTGGCGTCTCCTTCACCGAATCTCAAAAAGAGCAGATTACAACATTGGCCGAAAGCGGCCGTCTCATGGAAGCGCAAAATCTGATCCTTGACGAACTCAGTAAGCAGTTTGGCGGCAGCGCGGCAGCGGCGGCCGAAACTTATACCGGCAAGGTAGAGCAGATGGGAAATGCCTGGGGGGACCTTCGGGAGCAGCTAGGCTATGGACTGCGACTGACCGGCGAGCAAGTGGACGGCACAAAGGGATTGGTTGAAAACACAACGAACTATTTAGCAGTCCTGAACAGGCTGCGGGATGAATACCATAAGGGAAACATCACCCTGGTGGAATATAGAGCTACTCAGGCGGAGGTCCTGCTCACCGGCAAAGAGGCCACAGAGGTGCTGGATGAATATGCTCAGGCTGAACTAGCTGCTGAACAAGCCGCGCAAAAGCTAAATACCCGCGTTCATGACACGCATAATCTAATGCAATTTCAGGCTCCGCTTCTTACTGATGCGGCAAAAGCTTTCTTAGCGCAAGATCATACATTGCGCAACGTCAACCGGCGAATACTGGAACTGGGCGGCAATCTGGGGCCGACGACGCGGGAACTTGAAGAGATGGCCTTTGCCAGTGGGGACCTGGCAGCCTTTGAAGACAGGCTGTTCGATTCCACCCAGAACGTCACGACTGCCCAGGGCCGCTGGAACGAAGCGCTGGCCAACTCCAGCGACCGGCTGGCCGAATCCAACCGCCTCAACGCCGAAGCCGCGGCCGCCCGTGCCCAGGTCGCGGCCGCTACCGGCGATCTCTTCACCGAATTCAGCCAGGCCGACGGCGCGCTAGGCGTCTTTAACGAGACGCTGGCGCAAATCAATCAGGGAACGGGTGAGCTAACAACGAATCAAGGTTCGCTCAACAGCGCCATGTACGCCGCGGCCGATGCCGCCGGTGCCGACGCCGCGCAGCTGGCCATCCTGAAGGTGGCCACCGGTGAGTTGTCGCCCGTGCAGGCTGAGGCGGTCATTAAATCCGTTGCCCTGGAACAAACGCTGAAAAACCTGGGGCAGGCGTATGCTGATGGCGATTTAACGTTGCAGGACTACATCACGGCCGCGCAGCAGGCCGTGACTGACATCAATGGCATGACGGTAAGCTTCGACGAGCAAACCGGCGCAATCACCACCAGCAACGACGCTGCGGCCGATCTCATCGACACCCTCGACCGCCTCCCCACCCATCACGATTTTGTCATCAAAATCGCACAAGAGGGCAAGATTCCCACGCTGCCTACCGGACCAGGTAGCGGGCAAGCGTCTGCTTTCCTGGCTGAAGGCGGCCCAGTTCCGTATGGTCCACCCATCAGCGGCTACGGTGCCGACAATGTCATGATCGCCGCCCAAACCGGTGAATACATGCTGAAACGCAGCGCCGTCAATAAGCTGGGCCTGAACCGGCTCAACTACATGAATAACACCGGCCGACTGCCCGGCTATGCCGATGGCGGCTACATTGGCAGCGACAACGGCGGCGGTTCAGCGGCCGCTGCCAGCATCGTGCTTCAGCCGGTCATCAATGTGACCGGGGTTGTTTCGCGCCAGCAGGGGATCGAGAGCGGCCGTAACATCCTCGATGGCCTGGTCGATGCTGCCCGCGGCCGAGGAGTGCGCATCTAATGACAGACAGAATGGTTGTTGGCATCCCCTGGGGATTTTCGGACACGATTACGATCTGGCCAGGGACCGCACCAGATCATGAAATATGGGACCCGTATATCGGGGGCAACTCCATGGGGCGCGTGCCGTCGCGCATGGATTTTGAATTAGCGGCCGTACCGGGCACTCGGGTATTGCCCAACGGCACAAAGATTGACAAATTCCAGGGCTATGACGCGCCAGTCGTCTACCCGCATGAGGTGTGGAACTGGACGGTGAGGCAAGGGCAGGGGCACCTGCTGGCCCAGTCTTACGGCGGCGCTACGACGTTCAGCAACCGGTTGTTGGGCGGCGTGATTGGCCTGTACGTCGTTAAACGCCTGGGGCCAACGCTGAGCCAGATATGGACAGCACGCGGCCGTATGGAGCGAATCCGCGCCAGTGCCGATCCTCAGTTTGGCGCAGATTACGTCCTTTACACGGCCGAAATTGAGCGGCTCACCGATTATCAATATGTGAGCAATATCACCCTGACATGACCGAACGTTACAGCACCTTCACCCTGAAAATTAAGGCCCTGGCCAATCTCGGCACCCTGTCCACCTACAACGACGCTGAGATTTGGGATATTAACGGCCGTCAGGGGATGAACACCGCCGAGCGCGGTTCCTTCAAGCTGTACGCCAGCGACGCCACGCTGCTGGCCGATCTGGAGGCCAACGTGGGTCAGGTGGTGACGGTTTATGTCACCGACCAGGTAGCCAGCGGTGCCAAAATGGACCTGGCCACGTTCATCATTAAAAGCATCACCACCGAAACCGGCCAGGGCGTCAGCGAGGTAACCGTCTCCGGACCGGAAATCACCGACCAGCTGCGCAACACCAATGCCGGCAACAACGCCATCGATAACGGCGCAGGCGGGCCATCGACAACCGACATCGCAGACATTATGGGCTACGCTGCGGCCGGTTGGACGTTGACCAATGAGACGGCCACGGCCGCCGGTACCTACCACGCTGCCCGAGGTGATACGGTGCTCAAGCTGCTCAACGCGGCCGCCCAGCAGAGCGGCGAGCTATTCCGCCTGGCAACTTACGCCGATCCCACCAGCAAGGGGCTGTTCTGGGCCGCCTCGCCCGACAGCAGCGGCGTGACGCTGCGAATGCCCAGCAGCTACAACCAATATGATGGCAGCACCACAACGGGGAAACTGTACAGCCTGCGGCGGGAGTACGATTTTGAGCCGGTCATCACCCGCATACGGCCGTTTGGCGCGGGTGTAGGCGACGGCCGTCTGGACATCACCGGTATTGACAGCGGCGATACCGGGGCAGATCCGGCCTGGCTGGACACCACCTTTGTCTCCAATCTGATGGCCAACAGCGACCTGGAGACGGCGCTAGGGTACGTCATTGAGCAGGATGTGGATTTCAGCTGGATTCAGGCCAATGACCCCACCAACGGGACGCAACTGACCAGCGCGGCCGTGGCCGTGTGGAAAACGGGCAAAAACTACCTGGAGCAAAACGACGCGGCGCGGGAGTTTTACACGGCCGTGTGCAATGTACCGGCCAACCTGCGACCGGGGCAAAGCGTCACCGTCGTGTACAGCGAGTACCAGGGCGGCATGACTGGTGGCAGCCAGACAATCAACATCAACAAGACGCTGACGATTCTGGCCGTAGAAAATCGCCTTGAAGAGGGCGAGCGCATCACCACGCTAACCCTGGGTGACAAGCCGCTGCCCCAGCCGACGGCCGCGCAGTGGGTGGCCGACGTTGCCGAGAAAACGCAGGACACCACGCGCAAGAGCGACGTGGGCACGTCGCCCGGCGCAGTGAGCATTTCGCGAACGCTGCTGGCCAATCTGCCACTGCGCATCGATGGTGGTGCGTCGGCCGATTTGTCGGCCGACCGGACACTGACCCTCGACGGATTGAGCAGCTACGGTGCGGCCAACCAGGTGGCGGGGGCTAATGCTGCGGCCAGCGGCTGGGAATACAAAACGGTGACGCCTGGCGCAGGCATCAGCGTGGGGCATAGCGCCGGGGCGATTACGATTACCAATACCTCGCCAGGTGGAGCGGATCTGTCGGGTCTGGCATTTGTCACCATTGGCAATACGGCCAGCCTGAGCGCCGAGCGAGCGCTGGTGGCCGGGGCGGGCCTGACGCTGTCTGACGGCGGGGCCAACGGTAACGCGACGCTGGCGGTGGGCGCTGGGGATGGGATTGACGTTACGGCAGACTCTGTTGCCGTAGACGCAACCGACCTGATCGGCACGGGACTGACTGAAGAGGCGACCAACAACATTGCCGTCGATTTCACCGTTGTGGCGGCGCAGGATGACCTTCATCCTGCGATGCAGACAGGTGCTGATACGGCCGATTTGTTCAGCATATTTTCTGGCCAATTTCTAAATTTTGATGATCAGGCAGCAAATACAGTTTTGGCTGGTCCGACCTCGGGAGCAGACGACGATCCCACGATGCGTCTGCTAGTGGATGCTGACATTCCTTCATCAATTGCCCGCGACAGTGAGCTGCATAACCAGGTACATGTTCTGGCCACGACATCGGGTCTGGGTCCGGATCACACCGTTTCCGGCTTGACAACCGGCCAAGTGCTGCGGGCGACGGGGGCGAGTACGGCCGCTTTCGGCTCATTGCAACACAGTGAGCTGGGAGGCGTGTCGGCTAATCAGCATCATAACCAAAGCCATGTACTTGCTACCACATCCGCCTTGGGCCCAGACCACACCGTTTCCGGTCTTACCAGCGGGCAGGTGCTTCGTGCGACTGGCGCGACAACGGCCGCTTTCGGCACATTGCAGCACAGTCAACTCGGTGGCGTGTCTGCTAACCAGCACCACAACCAAAGCCATGTTCTGGCCACCACCAGCGGTCTGGGCGCAGATCACACCGTTTCCGGCTTGACGGCGCGACAGGTGCTCATTGCGACTAGCGCGACGGCAGCGCAGTTCCGCGCCCTGCAAACGGCCGATTTGCCAACGAAACCCAGCGTTCGCTATCGCGCTACTAGCAATCAATCGGTTGCCAGTGGGGGATTCACGGCACTGGCACTAGGCACCGAGATATGGGACACGGGCTCGCACTGGTCTGGAGGGGGTCCTGCCAGATTGACGGTAGGCACGGGCGAAGCCGGTAAATGGCTGATTATTGGCCACACACGGTGGGAGGGGAATAGCAGCGGCGAGCGCGTTCTGGGTATTGAGTTAAACGCTCTCACCTTTTTGGCCATGACGGAGAACAACCCCGATGGCCAGACGGGGGCGCTAGAGCAGACAGTGTCAACCATTTGGGACGCCAGCGACGGCGAGTACTTTCGACTGATGGGATTGCAAACTAGCGGCGGCAACCTGAATGCGGAGGCCGCAGTCGAGTATGGAACGTCGCTCATGATGATTCGATTAAGTGATTAAAAGGAGATCGGCATGGGTAAAGATGAAACATCAATCACATTGACATTGGCGTCAGAAACGGCCGTTTGGCTGCGCGAGCTGCTGGATGGTCTTCAGCTAAAAGAAGCGATTCCGCTGGAGCACGCGCGCAAGCTGCTGGCCTACAAAGACGAAGTGGCTGGGCAGCTGCCAGCAAAGGAGGCGAGCCGTGAGGCGAAATAGTGCCCTGGCTTTCTCCGCTTTAATTCTCTTTTCGTTCTTGCTGGTTGGTGAACCGACGGCCGCGCAAACCACCATCACCCTGCCGCAAACCGACACCTACCTGGGCGAGCAAGGCGGACTGTATCCAGGCGGAGGGTGATTTTATGATACCAGGAGAGTGGAATTTCACGATTTATCAGGGCGCGGCTCTAAGCAAGACGATTACCTGGCCGGACCGGGACATGACCGGCGGGACGTTTGCTATGCATATTCGGAAAAACAAAGATTCGGCCGAGATGCTGCTGGAACTGACGACGGCAAACGGCCGTATCACGGCCAGCCTATCGGGGAGTGACACCCTGATTGTTTTGGACGTCTCTGCCGTGGCTACGGCCGCGCTTGATTTCTCCACCTATCAAGCCTACTACGATTTGGAATACATTCCCGCCTCCGGCGCGGAAGATACTGAGCGGCTGCTGATGGGCCGGGTGGCATTGAGCCGGGAGGTGACGAGATGACCGAGGTAACAATTTCTGACGAGGCTGTGGCGGTAACGGTCACAGAAGGGGCGTCGCCGGGGTTGGTTACGGCCGTGGCTGATGACCTGGAAGATCATGAAGCGTTGGAAGGAACGGCCGTTCACGGCCTGGGCAGCGCGGCGGTAGAGGATGCCAGTGCGTTTGAGCCGGCGCTTGGCAATCCAGCGGCGAACGGCTACGTGTTGAGCAGCCAGACCGACGGCACACGGGCTTGGGTGGCTCAGTCGGGTGGCGGTGGCGGTGCGTCCGATGTGGACGATTTGACCACAGACACGGGCAACAGTGGCGATATGGTTCGGGTGGCGGGCGCAGGTGGGTTGGAATATCGCTCGGCGGCGCAAACATTAAGCGACATTGGCGCAGAGGCAGCAGGTGCGGCGGCGGTTGTGGCTGGTGATTTAAGCGACCACGAGGGCGACACCGCCAATCCGCACGCGGTCACAGCAGCTCAGGCGGAAGCGCTGCCGGAAGATGCCGCCATTGTGACCGTGAACGCAACCCACACTCTCCTGGCAGCCAATGCCGGGAAAATCCACGAATGCGACGGCACATTTACCGTTACGCTGCCGGATGGATTGGACGCGGGGTATCAGGTGACACTTGTCAACGTTGGGACAGGGGTCATCACACTGGCGGCGGCTACGACGCTGCAAAGCGCTGATGGGGCATTGACGCTGGCGACGCAGTACAAAGCGGCGGTGGTTTATCATCGCGGCGCTGATGTGTGGCTGGCGGCGGGAGGGCTGGAATAATGCTGGGGCCGATGACGTATGGGGCATTGGCGCAGTCGGGTGCATCTTCGCCTACCTACGCACAGGTACTCATGGACGACTACGGTGCCTCTGAGGTATGGCCGCTTGTGGACATTGCCAGCGGTACGACGATTCACGCGCACGTCAATGCTGCCAGAGACGGGGTAGAGGTGGGATGGGATTTACAAAATGCAGACGGGCCGGTGCCGGGGTCGTTAGCACCGTATTCTGACGGCACAAATGACGCAGGAAATATATACAGCTCATCACTAAATAGTATTTTTGATTGGGGTGTTGGCTGTATTTTTGTTTGGGCGAAAATTGCAGATGCCTCGATTTGGACCGATGGTGTAACAAGGTATGTTGTCCGTATGAGGTTTGACAATGCGAGTCAATTTGCGATACAGAAATCCACCACCAATAATCAGATTTTTTTTCTGGCTCGGATAGGCGGAACTTTTAATGATTTTTCCGTTAGTGGTTTTTCGGAAAACGACTGGATTTCTTTAGCGCTCACCTGGGATACAGGAGCCGGAGCAAGTGGCGAGGTCATAGTATACAAGAACGGCATCCAGACTGGGACAACGAAGACTGGCATCGGCACACCGGCAGAGGCTAGCTTAGGCACCAATGTGACAAATCTGGGAGCGGCAACGTTTGACCCTCCATTACAAAATTGGGATGGATGGTTGGCATATTGCGCCGTCAAATTCGGCTCGGTCTGGACTCCGACGCAGATTTTAGAGATACATAACGCGGCTGCGACAAGTGCGCCAGACCCTTAGTCCCCGGCGGGGGTGAAAACGCGGTGGAGATAATCGACTTGTCAAATAATCCAATTTCTGGTCATGGTGGCGGCTTAATAATTAAGCCAACGACGGATGTATACCACGTTACATCTCTGGATGACTCTGGTCCGGGGACGCTACGTGATGGCGTTCTCAACGCAACATCAAACGGCCGTGCGATTGTTTTTGATGTAGGCGGTTACGTGGATTTAGAGAGTAGGATACTAATTAACAAGCCGTATATTTATATACTAGGGGACACGGCACCAGAGCCGGGGATAACCATTAGAAAGAATCCGGCATTAGAAAATATCACCGTACTGCTGGAGATTGAAGGCTCCGATACGGTGCATGACATTTTGATTAGACACGTGAGATTACGGTATGGCGATGGGCCGAGCGGAGCCTCATCCCCCTGGATGATCGCCGGGGGCTATAATATCGTCATGGATCACCTGTCCTGTTCCTGGGGAAAGGCCAACATGGGTCACATTTATCTAGACGATCCAACTACCCGCGAAATTTACAACGTGACTATACAGCATTGTCTGTTTGCGGAGTCGTTTTATGATCATCCGACAGGGTTCAACGCTCAAAACCGGAGAGGCGGCCCTTGGGATGGAATACACCATATAAGTTTCCATCACAACGTTTTTGTTATGACCGGTTATCGGAATCCGCTCTTCACGGCGAAGGCGGAGATTATAAATAATATTGTCTATAACTGGAGAGCGAGGGTAGGAGGCTGTACCCGCAACGCACAGGTTGATTTCATCAACAATTTGCTACGCGAGGGACCGAATACCGACATACAAGCTGTGCCTGGAACCAGCATGTTCCGATACCAGATTCACCTGGACGACGGTCCGAACACGGCTGAAATTTATTCAGATGGAAATTACATGGATGGTCACACATTGCAGCAAGCGGAAGATGACGATTTTTGGTTTGCTGAGACGTACGATCTAGGGGTGAGCCAGTCCACAGAATCTCTGCCAGAGCAATACAAACGAGCTGGGCGCTTGTATCCCACCTCTGATGTTGCGATAGAGGCGGCTACAGATTTGATGAATACGCTGCTCGGTGATGTTGGCGCAACATTACCAAGCAGCGACAGCGTGGATGCCAGACAAATAAATGACGTGGTAAACCGCACAGCCATTTTGGACAACACAACTGATTTGGACGAAATGGCCGATGTCGGCGGATGGCCTGCCGTGCAGGATTTATAAGGAGTGAGCAAATGAGTGTTGATTCTATGATACTCACCATCCTCGCCCTCATCGGCGCGTCCGTCCTCATGGTAGCGGCCGCAACGCTGGCTTACTGGTGGTGGACGAGGCGGGAAGAGGGATTTTAACTAACTTTAATTTAAGGAGATTTGAACAATGAAACCAGGATATAAGACAACGGAATTTTGGCTGACGCTGGTAACGACATTAGTAAGCGCGGCCGCGGGGCTGGGGCTACTGCCAGAATTAGAAGGCGAACAGTTGCAAAGCGGGTTAACGGCGCTGATTACGGGCATCTTCATGATCATCCCCGTAGCGGTCTATATCTGGAACCGGGCCACGGTAAAGAAGGCCACGGTCGAGGCAATGTCAAACAGCACCCCCGAACAGGTGGCGCAGATTGAAAGCGTAATGGAGTAGAGACGGCCGTATGACACCTGAACCGGAACTCTTCCCCGGCTTCAACATCCGCCTGGAAACGGCCGTTCACGCGGCCGTAACCAACGCCCTGGCCGACATCGACGTGGTCAATCTACAACGCTGCCAGCAGCAGTTGGTGGAGGCGACGCAGCAGGTGGCGCATTTTAAGGCACAGGCGGAGGTGTGGCAGGAATTGGCCACGCGGCGGAAAGGCGACGTGCAGGCGCTGCAAGAGCAGGTCGCTGAGCTAAATACGCGGGTGATGTTTTTGGAGTCGGTGATTAAGAATTTGAAGGCGGCGGCCGATGAGTGATAACGAAGACCTGATCGGAGCCGTCCGTAAACTCTCTCTGGTGGTCGAGCGGCTGGACAAGCGCATCGACAGCCGTCTGGGGGCGCTAGAGAAGGAAATCAGCGACCGTCTGGGCACTGTCGAGCATCAGGTGGATGAGATCGGCAGCGGCCTGGCGGTGGTCCTCAGTCGCAATGAGGACACAAAAAAAAAGTTGCCCGGCTTGCCGATTGGGTCCAAAAGCTGGCTATCCGTCATGATGGCCAGCTTGACGAGCAAGCAGAGCAGCTCGCCGCGCAGGAGCAGCGTCTTGAGTCGGTTGAAGGCATTACGGCAACTGCCCGAGAAATAACGGCCGCTGTTGCCGAATCTGATAGCGGGTTCTTCATCATTCCCAAAAAGCCGACCGATACCGGCCGACTGCGCGAAGAGCACCGCAGACGCCAGGCGGGACACATTGCGGCCGTGATGGAGCGGGCTTACAGCCTGGATGAATTCATGACTTTATGTTTCGCCTTTGGGCTAGATTTTGAATTAATCCGGGGCGAAACCAAACGGGAAAAAATCCGCACGTTTGTGGGGCATTTTTACCGCCGGCGCACGCTCCAGGTTTTGATCGGACTCCTCGAATCTGAGGAGGAGCGGCCGAATGAGACTTGGCGATTGAATCCAGATAGTGAGCAAGAGTGAATTTACGGACATTGGATTGAGTGGATTGGTTTTGGACCGGCTGCTGTGGGTGTGCAGCGGTACGGCCGTTTTGGTCGCTGGCGGCGCGCTGTACTGGATTGCGCGGCGTCGGCGATGACACGCATTAAGGAGATTGACTAAATGGTCGGCTTAACCGGGCTCCACATGCGAACTAACGGCATCGAGCGATACCCGGCGCGGGCGGTGGTTTCGCTGAACGGCGTGGGGCTGGGTGGTGATGAGCAGCACCCGGATACCATCACCGTGCTGCGCGATACCCTCGTTTTCCCCAATGGTGAAACCAGCCCCGACTTTCATACATTCCAGCCAGGCGCTGTCACCTGGGACCAGTACGGCCGCTACTGGTTCAAGGAACGCACGGAAAACGGCGGCAGCTTTCGCACCGCCTGGGATAAAAACCCAACCCATTACCGAATTATTCAAAACGAACAGGGCGGTAATGACCCGTGGGCCATCCAGCGCATGGTGGATATTGACCGGGCCATTAGCTGGGCGGCCGGTGCTGATGGCTATAAATGCTGCGTGGGCAACCTGGCCGGGGGCACGCCGGGTGATTTTAAACTGTGGCAGCAAATCATCGCGCCGTTCATTGTCGAAGCCTGGGAAACCTGGGGGCACGTGTACGGCCGTCACGTTTATGGCCAGGCTGACAGGGACGCCGCCGGCAAAGACATTCCCGGCACCGGCAACCTGGTTTTGCCGGACGGCACGCCCAAGCCCGGCCAACCGGCGCGGGTCATTCGGGAACTGGAGTATTTGCAATCGGCCGGTTACGGTGGCGGCGTCATCCTCACCGAATGTGGGCTTGAGGCCGGCTACGGTGTGGTGGATTACGGCCGTTTTGAGCAGCAGGTTTTAGGCTGGGAGGCGGCGCTGCGGCCGTATGCCGAAAGCGGGCTGCTGATTGGCCTGTGCTGGTGGGAAACGGGCGGCAGCGAGTTTAATGCCGATTACACGGCCTATTTGAAGCAAATCGAACCAAAACTTTATAAGGGGCTGCCGAAATGGGCACCCCCGGAGGTGGAGCAACCAATGGAGAAGCATAAAGCGATTGTGGTGAAGGTAGCCCAGGACGTGACGGCCGAAGAGTGGCAGGAAGCGGCCGTCACCGCCTACCCGTTCCGGCACACGATGACGGCCAGCCATGATGACATGCTGACCGTTCTGGGCGGCGGCAATGAAGAATCGCTGGTCAAGTTTTCTCATCCGGATCGGGACGATGCGGCCGTGGACCTGGTCGAGGCGGCGGGCTACGGCTGGCAGCCGCTGTATAGCAACGGCCAGCAACCAGAACCGGAACTGCCGTATCTGAACGTCGAGCCGCTGGGACAGCGTGACGGCCGTTGGGCCAACACGACGCTGGGCCAGGCGACGGGGCACGGTAAAACGATTGGATCGTGGGGCTGCCTACTGGTGGCCTACAATGCCCTGGCCCGCTTCTGGGGCCTGACCACGCGCCTGCCGGACGCGGAAAATGCCCACTACGTCAGCCGGGGAGCTTTCAGCGCTCAATTCATCCAGCCCGCCGCGCTGCGCACCGCTTATCCTGACTCTGTGGCCTACGATGGCTTTCTGGGCCGCGAGTCGGCGGCCATGCGGCCAAAGATCCGCGAGTGGATTGACAGCGGCTGGCCGGTGCCCTGCCGGGTGGATTTTGACCCGGCCGACAGTGATTTTGACCAGCACTGGGTTTTGGTGATTGGCTACGAAGGCGAGACGGATTTTTACATGATGGATCCATGGCACGGCGACATTGCCACGGTCAACAGCCGCTACCCGATTCTGGGCAGTGATATTTTAGAGGCGATTTTTTACCGGCCGTTGGTCGAGGAACCGGAGCCGGAGCCAGAACCTGAGCCGGAGTCCAAGCTCGATATGCTGTCCTTCTTGCGCGGCGACGGCCGTATCTTCGAGATGCAACATGCCAGCGGCGGTCAGGAGCGCAATCAGGTCCAGCCGCACCCAACAGACGCCAACGCCTGGTATATCTGCAAAGGCGAGAATGAGGGTCACTGCGAACTGTGGCGGCTGGTAAAAATGGTGGTGGATGGGGAGATCGAGGAGGTGATCTGCCTGGACACGGATACGTCACCGGCCAACGCCAGCGACGGTACGGAGCGCTATTACAAAATCCGCCAGGATGCGGGCCTGGCGCCGAAATATCTCCGGTTCATGGCGGTTGGTGAGACGTTTGTCGATGGCGGCCACACAGTGCAGTTTTACCGCAAGGACAACTGCCAGCCGCACTCGGAGAACAGCGGCCCGGCTGAGAACGTGACCACCATTGTGGCACTCCATGGATCTATGACGTTTGCCAACGGCATTGTTCTGCAGAACGTTTTGGAGGTGCAGGAGAACAGCGAGCGGCAGTTCTGGTGCGCCGGATACGGCCGTGTGAAGTGGATCTCGCAGTGGGGCAGCTCGCAGATTAGCGAGGAGCACGGGCCGGGGCAGCGGCCGGATATTAAGCGGGAGGTGATTGGCTGCCTGGGGTAGTAGCATAGTAAGACTATTGTCCTACCGGCCGTGAGGCGTTTGGGTAGGAAATGAAAAAGCCCGGCGGGGTGCCGGGCTGTACTTTAATAATCGAATATTTTACCTATTCTGGATTTTTTCGCGGGCGGCCACCCTTACGGCCGTTGGCGCGGGCGGCTGCGGATTTTGCTTTGCTAGTGGCGGCTCCGCCACGACGCCCGAGGGATTGCGCTGCGGGGTCGCTGATGTCTTCGTAGCAAAGCGTAGGCTGATAGCCGCGTTCTGCCCAGAGCAGTTGCTTAACTTTATACATTTGCAATGCCCGACCAGGGCTGTCACATACACACTCACCCAACTGCTCTAGGACTTTGTCAAGCTCAAGGTCTTTAATGTAGATTTTGATTCTCATGATGTTTCCCCTTACCATTTGTATGGTCGTTTTGTTTTGTCTTCTATCAGTTTCCAGGTGCCCTTTGTTTTTTTCCAATACTTTCCACAGCGGCATAAAAAATGTTTGAGCTTTTTGTCGGTTGGCATTGATTTGCCACAATCGCAGGTCATGATTTTTTTGCCGAGTTTAACCACCCACCCGGCGAAGGCTGTTTTTAATTACCAGACTACCAATCTTTTCCATGCCCCTCGGTGATGAGGTCATAATACTGCGCTCGGCTCATTGTTGATTGTTGCTGCGCGGCTTGGGGGCGGGGGCTGTTGTCAATATCAAGGCCGATTTGGTTACGGATTTCCGTGAGAGCCATCAATTTGTCAACGTTTATGCGCCAGCCCTGCGCGGCTTTATCCCAGGTCCCGCCACAATGTTGACGGATAAAGTTTTTTACATCATAGGTATCACCGGTCAATAAATTGCCGTCTAACTGTAAGTTTTTCTTTTCATTTCTGCCGCTGTAGGTGAAGTATGTTGTCATTTCCGTATCCTTTTCTGTTGTATTTGTAAGATGTCTACAGTATAACCCATACGCTTGGGTTTTGCAATAGCAAAAGGTACTATTTTCCAAAACTGGTCAAATATTCGATTAACAACGGCCGTATCAACAACCGAAAAAAGGAGGCACCTTGCGCGTCCTCAAAATCTACCACAGAGGCAGCGGCTACGGCCGTGTGCTCACCGACGCCGAACCCGAACACCATCAGGGTGATTTTATCCGGCTGGAATCGGCCGACCTGCCGGACCTGGCGCAGCTGGCGGCCGACGTGCTGGGCGATGAGCAGCCGCTGCTGCCGCCCCAACACCGGCGCAATCTGGCGCAGTGGATTTTACGGTGTGGCTGTGAGAAGTGGGGGGAACGGCCGTTTTTGGGGGAGGTGGCGCGGGCGCTGATTTGGGAACGGCCGTCCTAGCCCAACCTTGCCAAAGCAAAAACGGCCGTGTCAATGACACGGCCGTTTTTATTGGTTGAAATTATTGTTCGCAACGTCGCTAGCAAACTCCCTGGCCAGCGTCGTAATCGTGCGCGGTCGCCATTCGCGCTCCCATTGTCTGGTCCACAAACGGCCGTTAAAGGCGAAATCCAGCACCGTGACAGCTTTCCGGTGAACATTTTGGGGCCACCTGTGGATGGTGGCAATCACGTAGCCCGCAGGTGTTTGAATGAAGTGCATCTTCGTGAACTCACTGATATATGGCTCGCGTCGGTTTATGACGGCCGTTTCGTCTCGGTCCCAATAGTCTCCCTTTTTGACTGTCATTAGTCAGGCCCCCTTTTCGTATCGTACTCGCCCGGGTTCTGCATTCGCTTTATAAATGTGCCGGTCGCCGCGTTGCGCCAGACGGGATTGCCCGTTTCCTCGACCAGGTGCTCGATAATGAACACATGGAAATTGTGCGCCGCCATAAAGCCGTCGAGGTAATCGACCTTGCCATCGAAGTTGTTGACAAATTCTTCATAGGCTCGTACCAGGTGGCTGGTGAGCTGTCGCACAATAGCCGGGTCGGCTGGGGGTCCGTATACGAATGCGCCTTTATCGTTGCTCATTTACACCACCTCAAACCCCGCGGCCGTCATATCCTCCGCACGTGCCCAGTTGACCGGGAAAGGCCAGTCTACGTCGTAGTGTCGTTCGCCAACGTCATCACCCTCTTCATCAACTTCGGTGACGGATAGCCCCCACCCTTCTGAATCCTGATAGGCGAATAGTCCCCACATGTGGCCTTCGGGTAATTCGGGGCATGGCTCTGGTAGCGCCTGCATCCAATTCCAATCTGGACACGGTGCGATAGGCTCCAAGAGGCGGATCTCCTTCTTCTCTTCAACGGCGTACATCAGCTCACGGCCGGTTGATTCGCCAATGTAGCCGCCAGGGTTGAGGACCAGCACCTCGTCGGCCATGTCGATTTTGCGCAGGTGCAGCTGATCCAACATGGCCTTTACTCGGTCATACTCTTCGCGTGGCAAGTTGCCAAAATGCTCGTCATCGGTTCCGCTGGCCGCGCCGATGCTCAGTACGATGTTGCTGGCCAACGTTTCGGCCAGCCCGGCGCGTTGGAATTCGCGCCAGAATCGGGTCGAGCCACAGAGACAGACGATTTTCGGCCGTGTCGGGGCTCTGAATATGATGTGTAGTTCGGCAAGCCTAATAAATGTTTGCCCCATTGGATTAATAGTTTTTTCGTTCATGATTTCTCCTTATAACAGTGCTGCCTGCACCAGCTCACGCCAAAACAGAACATGATAATGCACCCGGTCAGACGGCCGTTTCACCGGCTCCCCCTTTAACCACGGCTCCCAATTGATCGTACCCGCGAAACGGCCGTTGCGCTTCAGCGCCTCGCGCAATTCCCGCTGCACAATCCGTACCTCGTCCTCCGATGGCCACACGCCGCGCCGGGAGAGCGTGAGGCGGTAGGTACCTGGCTCGGCTTTGTTGCACGGTCCGGGGGTGTAGGCCAGTCTCAGGCCGCCCGAAAGCGGCCGTGGCAGCTTCTTGGGCGCTGACTGGCGATGAGTCCGGCCAGGACATCGACGAGGGGCGGGGCCTTGGTGCTGGTCATGATCATTTCTCCATTAAATCCAGCAGTGACATCTGCACGGCCGGAATATTCTGCACCGTGGGCGTGGCGCCCACGTGCCTGGTTTTGCGCTCGCGGATTTGCGCCCGCAGCACCCGATCACCGACCAGGGCCAGCACTTCGCCGGTTTTCAGGCTGAAGACGGTATCACGCACCCAGCGCGGCGGCCGCGGGATCATGTGCCGGTAGATGTTGATGTCCGTGGGGTGACGGACACGGTGCAGGAAGCTGATGTCGGCCTGGGTCAGGGTGTCCTTCTGAATGCGTGCTGAACGCTGGCCAATCATGATCAGGCTCAGGCCACGCTTACGGCCCTCGGCGGCAATGTCTATGAACACCTCACTGGCGGCCGTTTGCTTGCGCTGTGGTATCCAGTTGTGGGCCTCTTCCAGGAACGTCACCTGGGGAATGCGCAGCCGGGCCGCCAGTTCCCAAACCTTGCGAAAGAAGAGGTTGAGAATTTCCGGCCGTATGTCGGCCTGGTAGCCACTGAGGTCGATAACCACAGACAGGCCGTTTGTGTAAATCTTCTCGGCCAGCTGCTCGACGTTGCCTTGATTGAGATCGAAGTCGGGCCGGGTGGTGATGGAACGGCCGATCACGGCCAGATGATTGTAATCGTCCTTCAGCGTGTGATACTCACCGGCGATGTCTACAATGCAGACAGGAATGCCAGCGGCGAGCAGCTCCTCCATGAGGACAGCGGCCGTGTTGCTCTTGCCGCTGCCCTTAATGCCCAGGATGGCGATGGATTGGCCAATGAGATCGGCGGCCGTGAGTTTGATAATGCCGACGGTGTCGATGTGCAGGGGATTCACGTGGAGGCCTCTTGGGAAACGGCCGTTTGGCTGATCCACCATTGACGCAGCTGCTGGGATATTTCTCGTTCTATTTCAAAGAAGCCAAGCTGACCGGGGCACGGCGTGAACGGCAGCGGCATTTGCTCGTCCAGAACAAAGCCGTATTTGCCGAAAAACCACGGGCTGCGCGAATGATGTACACAGTCGATCATTGTCGCTACGCCGACGATGCCGCCACGGTGCAACTCCTGAGCATGGGGAATTGTCACACCTAGCGTTGCGGCAAATTCGACCGCTGCCCGATAGTTAGCCATACGCATGGTTTTGCCCGCATGGATCAGGGTGCGGCCGCGAAAGCTGGTCGCCCAATCTCGATTCTCGATGTCCTTGTGACCTTCGGCGACAAGCCAGGCCCAGGGCTGGCGGATGCTTAATGCTTTCATACTTGGACCTCCTGGGAAACGGCCGTTTCCCGCTCGCGTCGCTCTTTGGCAATCGCCAGCAGCTCAGCGGCCGTAAACTGGTGGCTGATGCCGGTGGCGTCGGTTACAAGCAGGACGGAGCCGCAGCCCCAGTCGCATTGCAATAGCGTAAAGTTGTCGTGGGACGCCATAACTAAGGCTCCATTGTGCTCGCATGTTTGGGCGGCGGTTTGGTAGGTTGGTTTTGGTTCGCTCATTTTGTCGCTCCTTTTGGTTCGTTAATACTCGTCGTCGTCGAATTGCTTCTCGTCGTCATCAAACATGACGTGGTTCACCCCTGACAACTGGGGGACCGTTTTCAAATCGTAGACCGAGATCGGCCGTGGGCGCCAGGCAACCGCCATCTGCCGCGCCAACTCCTCCGTGGTTGGTGTGATGCGGTACACTGAACTACCGCCAAAATACTGAGTGAAGGGGTCTTGACCCTCGTCACCCTGGAGGATGTCGATACGGCCAAGCTTCGCACCAAACCGCTCCTCCTCGGTGACAAATCCCGCCATTTTGACGTGCCCCATCAATTCCACTACTGCCCAAAATCCATCAGTTGTCATCTCATTCGCTCCTTTGGTAAGAACGGCCGTTACTCAGCCGTCGCCAATTTCTCAATTAAAGCCAGCGTCATCAGGCAGTCAGCTACGGCAGAATGCGCATCCTCGCGCACCTCGACGCCCTGCTGCGCGCAGGCGTTGGTGAGCGACTGCCAGGTGTAGCTTTGGTGCCAATTCGACCAGGCTCCCCAATGTTCGGCGTAAGGCTGCATGGCATCCACCCATTTGATTTCTGGATACCAGTCGCAGCCACAAATCGCCAACGACTGCCGGAATATCCGCGAATCATACGGCGCGTTGTAAACCAGCACCGTCTGCCCATTCAGAATCTCAAAAAGCTCATCGAAATGAGAGAGCGGGAAACAATCGGCCACCATTTCCGGCGTGATGCCATGCACCCGCTGCGCCCCCGGCCATTCGCGCTTGCCCCCCGGCCGTATGAGTTGATCGAATACGACCCGGCCTTTTTTGTCGATAATGCCCAGCTGCAAGATTTCGTCATCACCGCTCAGGCCGGTGGTTTCGGTGTCCAGGACCAGGAAGTTTTCTAGGGCCCAGATGGATTGAAAGAAGTTGTTACTTTTCATAATCACCTTATTAGTTGGCGCAAATAACCCGGTTTTGCCCGTAGTTCGGTTATTTGCGCCATGTAATTGCTAAAAAAATAGATTCTCCAGAGCGTCCGCTGCCGCTGCCTCGTCGATGGTCGAGACGGCCGTTTCTCGGACGCCCTGGCGCATCATGGTGATCACCGTGGCTGCCCGACTGCCCGGCTCGACCTGCTGCATGGCGGCGATCAGGTCGTCGTGCTCGCCTTCGCGCAGGCACAAGGTCACCCGGTAGCGGTAGATTTCGCCATCGAAGTACGGCCGGGCCATAACTACCGCTTCCCCTGGCTCGCTTGCAGCAGCGCCAATTTGTACAGGCCGCGAGCAATGGCCAGGATCGGGTCATCGGGCATCGAGGCCAGGCCGGCGAATTTTGGCAGCAGACGGCCGTTGAGCAGCATCGCCCCGCCGCCGACCAGGACAATGTGGACGAAGCGCTGCCACTGTTTGCCCCAGGTGCGCTCGATTTCGCCGTTGACCTCGCGGCTCCAGACATCGAGCGGGCCGCGCAGCTGGGCGGTGTCGAGCGCGCCGGCGCGCAGTAGACCATCCAGCTCACCCAGCGAATACAGCCCCTTGTCATTCATCAGCTCCAGCAAACGACGAACCCCAGAGGTGGAACCGGCCGTGAAGCGCTGCACCGGCGCGCCGTTGACGACGGCCAGGCGCTCGACGGTGTTGAAACCAACACTGACTATGCCGACCTCTTGTTTCATGTGGGCGGCGCGCTCCGGGTGGAAACGGCCGTTGTCATCGAGGAGGTAATCAAACAGCGCGCCGCTGGGCTGGCTGGTGATTTTGACCTCGCGCACGTCTACGGTGTAATGTGCGTCGCCATCGGCGCGCCAGTTGTGGACACCGGTTAGCCAGGCGCGGGCGGCGGCAACCGTGGCCTGCACGTTGGCCGGGTCACCGCTGAGTGGCTCCAGGGGCAGGCCGACGAAGAGGGTGACGGCCGTATCGATACGGCCGTATGCTTCCATGTACCGAGTGAAGGCCCCGGCCAGCAACGCGTGGATCTCTGGGCTGCCGGTGAGCCGGTCATAGTCCAGATTTTCCACTGGCCGTCCCCAGCTGTGGGCACGGGCCCCAACGTAGTAGCTGCGGTCGAGCTGGGTGATTTGCAGTGGGGCGGTCTCGCTGGCCATGCCCGCCAGGTCGGCGACGGTGGCGTTTCCGGCCGTGGCCACGTGGCTGGGCAAGACGATGCCGCCGTCTGGGCCGTACAGTTTGATGTTGCCAAATCCTAAATCGATTCCAAAGTTCATGTGATTACTCCTACCTACCGGCGCTGTGCCGGCAGGCTAATTGAGTGAAAGAGTTCTTGGGCGTAATACTGCCCCTCATCCATCTGCAACCCGGCCGCCGCAAAGGCCGCGCACCTGGTGGCCCAATGGCGGGCCTCGACATACCAATGGTGGTGGCTGTCCTGATCCGACTGCCACGCCTGGAGCCATTCGGCCAGACGGCCGTACGCTTTGTCATGCTCACGGCCGAGTGGAACGGCCGTCAGCGGCATGACCGGGTCAATCCAACCCCACGGCTCGAAGCTGATCAAGAAGACGCGCCGATAGCGGGCGAGGACCTGGAGGTGATTAACCGGCGTCCTGATGAGACCGGCCAGTTTTATGGCCATCAGCACCCGGTCATTTTCAGTTAATCCCCGGCTGGCCTCGCGGCCGGTCAGGGCGTGAATGGGCGCGGCGGGTAGGCAGATGTCCAGCGGCTGCACCTGCTGCACCAGGCGGAGATCGGGGGTTTGTTGGGTGTTGGGCAGGAGTAGATTGCGGATTAGGGCAAGGGTCTGGCCGATCATTAGTTCCACCCTCCCCGACGGCCGTTGGGTTGCCTTACTCGATGGTTACGTTGCTGTGGCTGCGCGGCCTGAGGTACGCCGGTTTGGTGCTGTGGTTGCTGCTGACCATTACTGGTCTGGCGCTGTTGTTTCTTGGCTGCCTTGTTGACGCCTCGGAAATCAAATCCGGCCGCCCCAACAATCCCAGCACGAAAAAAGCGCGGCGGGCGTTGCCCCATCGCCTGCATGTGGTCGGCGACCAGCTGTAACATACTGCCCAGCGCCAGGCTAATTGCCTCCTCAAACCAGGTGACCAGAAAGGCGAATATTTGCCCGACGGGCCGGGTAGCATTAACAAATTCAGGCGACCGGCCCTGCCCGAGCAGCGAAGCCGCCCGGCTGGGCCACCACTCGTTGAAGGCCACGATGTTGGTGTAGGCGTCTAGCGCATTGATGGCCAATGCGCTCATGATGAGTCCGCGCGCCATGCGTGAATTTCCTTGAATCGTGTAGATCCCGGCGGCTACCAACAGCGCCTGCGGTGATAGTTGGATGAGCAGCGCGGCCGCCTGGGACCACTGCGCGCCGGTTATGGCGCTTACAAATGCCTCGGTCTGATCGAGCGACCAGCCGTAAGACAGTGTGGCCAGGGCCCAAATTACTACCAGGTGGATCACGATTAGCAGGATGTTGCTAATCGGGCTAAAATTTCGTGTCATCGTGCACCTTCCTTCGTGGTGGTGTTAGGTGGTGGCGCGGTGGTGGTGGTGGTGGTACTCGACTACCACCGCGCCTAATCTGTTGATAAAAGTTAATGAGTGGGGGAGGGGAATGCCCGCCGGCCGCCATCGGTCCAATCATAAGGTTGGTTCGCCCCCCTGCCCTTCAGGCAGCCCGATTCCTCCAAAATGGAGATTGTCAGATTGGCCGGACTACTGCCGTTACCCCATCGGCTGATACCAATCTCATCCAGCGCCCGCAGGGAAATTGTTTCAAGCTGCCCCGCCGCGCGCTTTTCGGCCACGGTATACAGCCAATCCAGATCGAAGCCTTCCGGCAGCTCGATCAACTGACCGTTGATGAGCATACGGCCGTTGCCGTAGTCCATGTTGTCGACCAGCTGCCGCCATTCTGGTGCGGGGTCAGCTGCCAACTCTGGCTGCTCAAAAGCTGGCTCCTCCGCCAGACGTAGCGTTTGGATATGCGGGCCCTCGCGCAGGCGGGGGTCGCGTTTCGGCTGACCGGTGGGTAAATCACGCCGGGTTTGGCGCTCAGAGCGAAGATTGCCATCTAAATCTAGCCCGGTAACATCCTCCGCTTTTTGCAGCAGCAGAGCGGGCAAGCCGGGGGCGATGGCGATGACCAACAGAGCCACGGCGTAGGTCACGCCACCGGCGAATAGACCGATTGCCAGCGACCGCCACAGGATGATCCAATCCCACGCCGCCATGCTGGGCATGGTGGTCATTTGGTTGGCGACCTCCCACGCCGTAACGGCCGTAAACACTGCCGCGGCGAGTTTCATTTCGGTGCTGGTCTCGTTGTACTCTGGTTGTGGTTGCTGATCGTATGCCATCATAGCTACCTCTCTATTTATTCCGCATGGCGACGTACTGCTCACACAGCCCGCGCTGTGGCAGCGGCAGCGTGTCCAGATTTCCCGCCAGAATAATCGCCTCGCATAAATCGATCTCCTGGAGTGAATACGGCCCCATCGGCGGCAAATTGTAATCAGGTACCAATGGCACGGCCGTGGGCGACGCTGCGCTTACGGGCGACGCTGCGCTTGCACTGGGGTAGGGGGTGTAGGTTGGCAGCGGCGTATAGGTTGGTTGGGGTACGGCCGTTGGCGCGGACAAGGTGGCCCGCTCGGGCTCCCGGTAGGTCACGGTGGCCGGGGCGCTGGTGTAGACGGCCGTATCGATGACGGCCGTTGTGTCCTCTGCATTCGCGGCGATGCTGGCCAGGACACGGCCGTCGTTGAGGAAAATATCGGCGACGATCAGCGCCAGGATGACGAGAATCACGGTATTGAGGGGATTACTGTTGTTTTTCATGTGTTGCTCCTTTTTTGTGCTAGAATTTTTGTACCGGGTTTGGGTTGCTCCTTTCCCGGTGAGCTGGCCGTGTTCGCGGCCAGCTCTTTTTGTTTACAAATTTCTAACGGCAGTAACGGCACTTGCCGCTTTCGTGCCCCGTCAGCATTTCGCAGACGCTGCACGGCCGTTTTTCGCCTTCTATTTCTGGCAGCGGCCCACCGGCCGAACGCCACGTGTGGCCCATCACAGCGCTGTAAACTGTCATGTAGTTCACCCCGATCTCCTCGGCCACTTTGTAAACCGGCACATTGTCCAGATGTACTCGCTCCCGTGCCCAGCGCGCCAGCGAGGGCGTGAGTTTTTGTCTGGTTCCAGCGTTGCCGCGCAGCTCAAAACCGGCATCATGAAAGCGGCGCCGTAATGTTTCGGCCGAGAAGGGCAGCGTTTCGGCCAGATCGTCGGTCGAGATGCCGGCCTGGTACTGCTGCCAGAGGGCAGCCAGCTGCTTACGGCCGATCCGGGCGTGCGACCACTTGCACAGCTGCGCCGGGTCACGCTCGCTGCCATGGCGGTACCAATGCGCCGAGCACGCCTGGCAGCGGGTGGTGGTGCCGCCTTTGCGATAACCATGGCCGCAGTTGGTGCAGGTGCGCGACGGCCGTTTGCGTCGCTGTTGCAGATCGCCAACGGCCAGCGGTGGCGGGTCGGTGATAGATGACCACGTCTGGCCCAAAACGGCCGTATAAACCGGACCATAATTCAGACGCAGGCGGCGGGCTACCGATTTGACGGATTCGCCGCCGGCGACGGCGCGCCGGGCGGCTTTGACCTGCCAGGGTGTCATGGATACGTTGCTCATGCCATCAGTCTCCGAACTCAATCCGTAAATTCATCTCGACGCTGCCGCGCACTTTGATTTGCTCGCTATTCACCAACGAGGCCAGCGCTGCTAGCGCATCGCCGGGGCCGGGGCGCTGCGGCCGGTAATCGCGGTCAAAAAAGGTTGGCAGGTTTTCCGGCTTATCCACCGCGAAGGGATCGACGGCCGTTTGCAGCGCTTCGACCTCCGGTTTGGGCAGCGGCTCGGGGGCTGGTTCCGGATCGGGTTGGGAAACGGCCGTTTGCGGCCGTGCCGGTGGTGTGGGCTCCGGCTCCTCGATGGGCACTGGGGGGGGGCATTGGCGTCGGCGGTGCTGCCGCTCTCAACCCCTCGCGGTATTTGCGTAAATATATGCCCACCTGCGAGCCGTTCAGCTCTAGCAGGCCGTTGTGTTCGGCAATCCAGTTCATCGTTTTGCCGCTGTTGTTCCACGCGTGCCAGATGGCCAGCACGTCATCGGTCAGGATGTTGCGCAGATTACGACGGCCGTCTTTGGCTGCCTCATTTCTGACGGCCTCGATGGCGCTGGCCGGGTAGGTTTCGGCCGGGTCGATGGCCAGTTTCGTGACCTTGCGACTGGTGGCAGGTACCCCCGCGACGGCGGGGGCCGTTTGCCCGTTCTGGCTGCGCGCTTGCAGCTCGTTTAGGATTTTATTTTTCGGTTTCATGTTTGTTGCTCCTTCTTTCTCAGCAGCGGCCGTGGCCTGCTGCTGCCAGTGCTGGCGCAGGCGGGCGGCCGCCTCGGGCTTGACTTCGTAAAATTTACCGGCACCGGCCAGGGCCGGGCTGCTGCCGCGCAGGTCGCGCGGCGCGGCAGCGGTGCTGTTAGGAAACGGGCTGGTTGCTGTGTGCATCTTGCTTCTTCCTTTGCGGCCGCTTCTTACGACCGCTGCCATCGCCCACCACCGTCATTTTTTCGTCGCTGAGCAACGGCCGTAAGCGGCGCGGCGCGGTGGCCATGAAAGCGTTGAGGCGTTTCACGGCCGCTTCGTCTACTTCGTAGAGATTGCCGGCAGCTTGTGTTGTTTTCATGGTTGCTCCTTTTACCGAGTTCGCGCGCGCGAACGTCTGTCCAGCCGGCGACGGTTTAGAATTCGTCGTCGTCATCCTCATCGTAGTCATCGTCGTAATCGTCTTCTTCTGGCTCCGGCTCCACCTCAAACGGCCGATTCTCACGGATGAAGGCCAGCAGCTCCTCGCCGCGCAACGAGTTGCGGCCGTAGCCGACTTTTTCCCGGTACACTTTTTCGAGATATTCCTCGGTCACGTGTTCCAGCACGGCCAGCTCCTCCCAATGCGCCTCGTCGATACGCGCGTTGTTGAGATACGGCCGTAGGCCCCTTTGGTACCAGACCGGCTCAGGACCGGCGTCTGGTAGTGGGGGAAGGATGCCGAAGTCATCATCGGTGCAATCGAATATTGGCCAGCCGCTTGTTTGCTGTTCGGCACTGGCAGCCCGGCGCGCCGTATGCGGCCGCATGCGAGTGGGGAAATCGCCGTTGTGGATATAGTTACCCCAATGGTCGCTGTGTTTCCAGTTCTTTTCCTGCGGCGGCTTGGTGCCGCTGCGTACAATGACAATGCACTGGCGGATGTCCGAGTGATAGACCTCGTGGAGTTCGCCACGGTAATACTTGACCGTGCGGCCGGCTGCTTCCAGCTCATCATCGACCAGGTTGTGAACGGCCGTGCGTGCGATATTTTGCAGATCGGCCAGGGCCTGTTCGAGATAGTCATCCTCGGTGAGTTCCGCCACCAGCTTGACCGACGGCCGTGCGTTGGTGTAATCACCCAAATTCTGTGTCATGCCAAACTCAAAACTGACTTCTTTAATTTGCATGTTGTTGCTCCTTTTTTGTTTTTGATTTTTGCCGGGCCTCTCTCACCCGGAGGCAGTTGCGGCAGATACAGCTGGCCTCGACCAAAAGCGGCCGCTGCCAGGCGTTGGTACGGTGATTGTGACGGCCGCAGATGGCGACATCGGCGGGACGGCCATTGGCGCTCGGGGCGCTGCCGGGGACCATGTGCAGCTTTTGGCCGGGCAACTCCTGGACCAGGTCGTAATCAGTCAGCATAAGCCTGCTCCTGCTGGCCGACTGGCCACGTTTGCGCGCAAACTGGGCCTTGTAATCCGCTGCTGCTTTTTCCACAAACGGATAAACCCGCCGGGCGTACTCTGTGTCGAGTCGGCCGTCTTCGATTTCCCCCAGTGCCCGCAGGACGTGCCGCCGTTTGATGCAGGTGTCTGGCTTCTGGCGGCGGCGCGGCCGTGACCGGCGGCTGGGGTGCTGCTGGCACAACTGTCGGTACCAGGCCGGATTGCGCTCGCAGACGACGCGGCGCTGCTGGTCTGTGGGCCAGAATTCGACCGGCGACGGCACCAATACCACCTCCAGGCGGCGGCTGGCCAGCTCGTGGCGCATTTGCTCGGCGACGAGCTGGTGCAAAAGCGGCATGGGGGGGGGTATCGTCAACATTCACGCCTTTACCATGCCCTCACAGCGATAGCAGAACTGCCCTTCCAGGCTC